CCTGTCAAGCGATTCGGGAAAATCTGATCCGGTTTGGTAGCTGGCACACCTTCTTTCTCATTTAGATACAGATCATATAGGATTTCTTCACTCTCCCGTGCCTCAATCTCATGTGGTTGATCCTCATAATCGTAATTTTCGACCGGTTCTTGACAATAACACATTTTTCCATGCCGAAACCGCAGCGAACCATCTACCCACTGTGCCAGATGGGTCAATTCGTGCAAAAGAGTTTTTATGTAAGATTCCTTACACATATTGGACTGAAGTTCAATCAGGAAGTGACGAGGGCGATAAGAATCACCCTCAACATCACAGTATCCCAGAGCATTTTCACGTTTCAATCCACGATGAACAATATCCACGGAAATCTTATGCCGTGGATAAAATTCATTCAGAAACCAAGAGGTAATATCCTCACAGAGCTTCTTAGAATAACCGTATCCAGAAGTGTAGATGCTAGACATGTGCCCCAGTGGAGAAACCAAATAAAGGATGAAATGAACAGAAGTTTTTCTTTAGTCGTCATCAATCAGCATAGTATGCGTTCTTGTAAAGATAACCGCCACTCCAGTCGCAGTTCTCATAGACCCACTCACGCTCCTTGATAACACGCAAATCAAAACGTGGTTCTTTCACTGGTGCCTTGAATGATGCTGCCTTGTGTAATTCGCCAGTCTTCATGTTCACAAAAGCATGAACACTACGGGATCCACCATCAGTCTCCATGATGAGTTTATGATACTTACGACCACTCTCAATGTAGAACTTATACATTCTTTTGCCTGCATTGATCTCTTCAATACGTTGTTGACGATACTCAGGATCAGTTCTCAGAAAGAAATCAGCACGACGGAGAGAATCTTTCACGAAATCCTGCTCCAGTGCCTCACAAAGCATAAGGCAATACTCACGAACCTTAAGCTGAATATCGTTGCGAGCATCCTGCTGAGCAACGTAGTCTGCGAAGGAGGTTGTCATGGGGCGTTCCCTTGATTACGAATGTATTATAGGGCATCCTGGTGGGGTTTCAGGGTGCTGTGTGTAGGTTATCTGAGTGTCATACTCTCCCAACGGTCGATGCTGGAATTGTAGTATTTGTTAATGGCATTAGTCGCCATTTGCATACACTCAGAATCTAAAAATCCGTGCTCCATATAGTTATTTTTCTCAAAAAAATCATAGATTCTTTTCTGAGCCCATCGTGGACTTGTACTGGAATTAAGAATACTCAAAAATTCCAGATTAATGTGCTCAATAACATCATCAGGAGTGTCAATATAACACTCCCATTCTTTTCTGGTGATTTTCAGTTGTTCTGGAGTGACAATCATGATGCTTTACGAATGGGACGATCAAATTTTGCCATTTGATATCCTTCACGCACGGCATGAAGAATAATGTTGTCGTATGAATGTGACCTCAATGGTATGTTTCTGTGGAGAAGAAAGTCTTCACAATCTTCTGCCAGTGCTTCTTTCTCTTCATGAGAAAGTTTTTCTAAATCGATCATACTGCCAGGGCTCCCTCTGGAATATCTATGACCTGTGCGAAAGTATCACTCCAGGTTGTAGTATCATAACAGAACCACTCTCCATCCTTGAAAATATATCCAAACTCTTCACCTTTGTTAATGAACTCAGTGATAGATTCATCCATACGTGGAGGACAATCCTCACCACGCTCAGAGTAATACATTGGACCCTTTTCGGGACGGGTTTCATTGTTCCAACCACAATTAGTCCAACAGGAAGACATGTCACCGCCATCAATCAGTTCGGTAACTTCTTCTTTTGTGGTGTAATGTGTGCTCAAGATGCGACCCAACCACTCAGGATAACCGTCCCAGTGATGATAAACAGAAACGATAGCGTTTCCAACATCAATACCAATTCGTGCTCGGGTTGCCATAATAAAGAAAGAAAAGGGTTTGAAAGGTGAACTTTTACTTTTGGAAGTATTCTCCGATAGCCTTACTCATGGAAATAAGTTTCTCATGAATGGCATCAACCTCCAGTCGAAGATTTTCTTCTTCTCCCATAAGGTGCATCAGATCAACTTCACACCAGTCCTCAAGATTGATAGAACCATCCTGATACTGTGGAGTGTAAAATAGTGTGCCTTCACTATCAATGGAATAGGCACAACCTTGATTTTCAGCAGTGAGAACAATCATTACCAGATTTCAGTGAAACGTTTGTGAGTTGTTTTGGTCATTCTACCTTCGTTGAGCATGTTGTCACACACTTTGCAGAAGACTTGAAACTTTTCCTCCCTTGTGAGAGTATCTGCCTGGGCACAGGTGCTCATGATCTTGAGCATTTGACGTTTGGATGTGATCATTAGTTTGCGGGTGTAATTTCAATGCGGGAATAAAAAGGTAATTCTTTCATTACCCACTGCTCAAGTTTACTATTCTGTGCCTTTATACCCTTGGATGTTGTTGGTTTGGTGGGCAGTGTGCGTTGAAACTCAATTACTTTGAAGTCACAAGTTTCAACACGAATGTTGTAAGTGGCAGTGGTGGTCCGCATGTCCCTCCCTTGATTACCTCTGTATTATAGGGCATCCTGGTGCCCAGACAACGGATGGTGGACGGTTCATCGTTTGACCACCGACACAGCTGCCTCACCCTTCTCAAAAACCACATCAACAACTGCCTGAACCTTTCGTGCCGTGCTGATACCTACCTTATCATAGACAGGAACACAAACCAGTCCAAACGTCTTCTGAGACCCACCCAGACGGATTACGCGCCCGATTGACTGACTGATACCAATATAATCCATACTACGCATGAACAACACTGCCTCAAGTCCACTGACGTTGATACCTTCGGACAGAATAGAGTGGTGAAGAACCACGAACTTCTTAGAAGAATCTTTACCCCAGGCATTTAGAGTCTCAAAGAATACCTCACGATTGACTTTCTGTCCATCAATAATACCACCAGTCTTGGCAGTAATATACATCCAAGAATATCCACGCTCATTCAACTCTTTACAGAAGTCAGATTCTGAAATCAACCGAACAATCTGCTTTGTAGAACGAGCACAAATGAGAATCTTATCCAAAGAATTGTCATCGATGGTAGTCAATAGATTCTCAGAATCACGGTCAGGAATCATACGCTTGTCCTGTACCATATCCAGTTGCTTGACAACAACCTTAGGAGGAAGAATGTAACCACCATCAACCAGTTCTGGAGCACCAACCTGACAGATTACATTACCATAAACTTCCGTATCATTCATCCCAGGCTTGAATACAGAAATAGAGTGCTTAGGAGTAGCAGTGAAGAAATAGCAGCGATCAGCATCAGAAGCAAAATACTCCGTGGAATAAAAGAAATTACGCTGGACAGAGTTGTGTGCTTCATCAAAATAAATGGTATTAACTTCAATGTCTGCCTCCATAACACGATGGAGAGAGTGATAGGTGGTAAAAATAATCAAGTTTTCACCAGCAGTACGAGCACAATTAGCAAATAATGAAATCTTTTCAGGATTGGTTGTACTGAAGTGATGCGTTTCACCACTGTGAACGTGCATAACATGAGTATAAGAACCATCAATAAGTTCCATAAACTCACTACAGAGTTGTTCTGCCAGAAGAATACGTGGAGCAACAACAACAGTTGTAGAACCATTATCAATGTGTTTCTGGTTCTCTATGATGTCTGTAATCATACAAATAGTCTTACCACCACCAGTGGGGATGATAACCTGTCCTTTGTCATGTGCCGACATGGCATTCACGGCACGTTCCTGATGGGGACGAAGAGTGATGGTCACAGATGTCTGATGAATATGAATATATTATGCCACAAAAAAACCACCCCGTCAAGGAGTGGTGGACACCTTAAACATTGTCACATTCAATCATCATAAATTCTACATTCATCGGCATCAGGTTCTACTTCACAGAAGAGTTCAAGTGCGGTGGGATCATGATGGTCACCGGCATCAATTTCTTCTTTATGATTTTCTACATAAACCTCAAGTTCATGTAATTCTCCTTCAATATGACGACGTTGTTGAGGTGATGTTGTTGGGTCTTCAAGGATTTTTTTATCAACCTCAATATGTTTTTCTACGCTTTCCATAATAGTTTTGAAAGTTATGTGATATTTATTAGTATCTTGATGGGAAGTTGATTACATCATCATTATATGATGAAAACGTAATTTTATCATCAAAATTTGGGATTTCCTGACCTTTTAATAGAGAAAGGAGTTGTTTTGCCTGCTTAACACAAGCATCATGATACTCTACATCTCTTTCTACACAATTCACTATGGTTGCATAGATTTCTTCTGGTGTTGCCTCTGAGTTGAGAGCATCAGAAATCCAATCATTTAAATTAGATAATGAATAGTTTTTATACTCAAGTTCAGTGTCTTTCATTGTGATTTTTGATGATTTCCTTTTCTAGCATACTCTCGATGTCTTTAGTTGTCAAGTCATTCAACCAGTTCCATTCAGGATCATTTCTGTCCCATTCCAAACTAAATGAACCATCATCATTTTGATGAATAGAAAATGAATCAGTCATCACCATGAAGTTTCCTAGTTTTTTTCAACTCTTTTAGTTCTCCCTTTATCATTTGGTAGGCATCTTCTGGTGATATTTTATCAGCCACTTCCATAGCAGCAATAATCTCTACTCTCGTACCAAAATGTTGTAGTGCCTTTTCAAAATCGTTTAGTTCGTCGTACATGAGTCCTTACATTCTTCATTCAGTATATCTATTCGTTCTTCTAATGAGTTCATTACTTTACGCATATCTCGCATCATAAGCATTTGCTCATTCTCAAGATCCTCTACACGATATTGTAGTTTTTCTACAAGAGCATATAGTGTACCATATTCTTCCATATTTTGTTCCGTATTATCAGTATTTGAAAAGAACCATCTGATAAATTTTTTTAATTTTTTAGTTTTCATCCTTCATCATCCTTTCTTTTTGGTAACTGTTGCTCCATTGGAGTTAATCCAATATTTCTTACGGTTTCTTGCTGTTTCATAAACAATTTAATCCAACATCTTGCCATATCCTTTAATACATCAATATCATTACACTCTTCAATCTGTCTCGATAGTTTCTCGTATTCAAATAACTTAGCAGTGCTTTGTAATACTACTTCATTTGGATCAAATTGATTCATTAGTTTTCCTCCTTTATAAAACAAATAGAATTAAACTTTCCTTTACATCCTTTAATGGATATCTTTGTATGTGCAGTATGAACTTCTGTTCGCTCTACTATGTATTCTTCTCCTCTCTCTAATACATCATCGGGATTATCATTATTTCCCCATTTTACTTGTTCTCTACAGCAACCAATATATTTTACCTTGTCGCCGTCATGAATTCTTGGAATGTTCATATTATTTTCTGAGTGTCTTTAGATATGATAATACATTTTCACGAATCCACATGAGTTCATTATAACATTTTTGATTATGAGCACATTGACGAAGCGCAGAATCGGGTTTATGAACAGATTCCATGAAAATGTCCAAACCTCTGTTCCATTTAATCTCACTTGGTTCTTTGTCTTCGATTCCGTTTTGATCCTTCATTTTTAATACCCTTTTTAATAAAGTTCAGTGCCGAATCATAAGTGCGGGCTTGGTGAACAACACTTCCATTATGTATAATGGTAAACTTTTTACCACATGGAACTGCTGCCCATCTACCATCATTTGTCACATAACCTAAAGGATTACCCGGTTCAGCATCGAGTAATCCTGGTTGTGGAATATGAGGTTTTAGAAACTTATTAGAACTTTGCATTTACACTTACTACTGTCGCATTAGGATTTCTTGCCAGTGCTACCTTCTTTGCATCATCATAATTTGCGGCATGAACAGTCTCGTAGAAAGTACGACCCGCAACATAGAGTTTGACTTCACAGAGCATGGGATTCTCCCTTGATTACCTCTGTATTATAGCGCATCACAGACCGGTATCTGGATATGATGGACACTTTAAAAACTGGATTTTTATACATACCTTTGGTATGGTTGATAAAGAAGCTCTGTCTTAGAGACTTAAAGACACCTCATCCATCAACCCCAACAAAGGTATTCTACTCATATTCTGATACTTTGTCAACTTTTATACTCTTAAATCCAAAGAAAGATGTGATGGCATATCTTCCCCAACCATCAAAATAGTCAGAATCCTTAATACTTATTTCTCGTACTCCATGTTCCACCCATCCAGGGAAGATAATCATAGAGTTATTATCACAAGGAATCTCATAATCATATTTGGGAAAATATAACTGCCCACCCTCAAACTTTTTGGGTTCTTTGTAAAAATAAGAAAATGCTAAAAACTGAAAACATTTGTCTGTATGTGGATTATATCCTTCTCCATCATGATAATATCTAACTTTTGTGATATCATGATTTGATTGATTGGCAATACAGCAGCAATCATGTATATCGGCAAATATGTTTAAAACAGGACTATCAAATAGTTTTCTATTGACGGTTAATATATTAGATAAACTTCTATAATTTACACCTTTATTATTAGAATAATCTTTGTAAACATTATCTAATAAAAGTGCCTTTGCACTTGTATAACCCACAACACCACCATAATCTTCTGCTTTAAGTAATTTACCAGGTTTTGTATAAAATTTAAGTTCTTCCCAGATAAGTTCTAGTTCTTCTTCTGTATAGAAATTATCTATGATCATATGAGGAAAAGGAAACTCATCCACATATGCGGTCAATTTTTGATCATTCATAATAAAGTATTTTTTTTATTTATTATGTTGCCACTTCTCCATCACCAATATCTCCACTAATAGTTCCAGTAATTTTACTATTGTTTATGTAGTTGGTATTCTCTCTTATTATTGCATAACCATTGTTTCCACCTGTTCCACCTCCTCCCGCATTTTGATTTCCACCTCCGGCAGAACCCTCCCCGCCGTCTCCACCTTTTTCAGTGTTTCCATCTTGTCCTCCGTCTCTACCTTCACCACCAGAACCACCAGCAGATCCACCGCCACCGCCACCGCCACCGTTGGCACTACCCGCAGAATCTCCTGTCGCACCACTATCACCACTGTTACCAGTGAATTGTCCAGTTTCGACATTTAATTGTCCAGTTTCGGGGGAGGCTCCAGCTCCATCACCGCCTCTGCCACCAGGTGCTCCATGTGTATCATTTTCGGCACCGCCGCCACCACCACCACCGCCACCACCGGCAAGGATTAAACCACCACTTTGAACTACTAATTCTGTTACATTATATTGAATACCAAGAGCACTAGTACCAGCTTCCCCATTTTCTCCATCAGATCCTGGACCACCACGGTCTCCTCCTCGACCACCGGCACCAATAAGTCCTCCTTCACTTCCTATATTGATGTGAAGTTCTGTACCACCAGGCCATTCACCAGTCCTTAAAGAACAGAAATTTCTATTTCCGCGTCTGCCGCCAATAACGGCAGACACATGAATGTATACTTTTTTACCATTAGTAGTAGGTATTGGTAATTGTTTAAATCCACCAACTACAATGACCTTCGTAAATCCATCACCTCCCGCATTATACTTTGTTACTGAAGATGGTGTTTCATAATGTTGATTCTTTCTATAGTCGAGAATGATATTTAATCGTTTTCCTCTAAATTGACTGAATTTTATGGTAGTATCGTTATCAGGAGTTGGGGTGATACCAGGACCTGTTTCCGTACTTCTACGAGGAATATTCTCATCAAGTGGCAAATCTAACATATCACCAACAGTTTGTTTAATTCTATATTCGCCTAATGACCTTTTGGGATTTTCTCCAAACTCATATTCTATCTCTGAAAATCTAAGTTGTGTATTATCTAGAAGTGCCATATCATACCTCCGTTGCTACACCCACCCATCCAGTTCCATTATAAAATTCCAATCTATTTGTCTCTTCATTGTATATTAAAGCACCTTCGATAGGTGATATATTATTTCTACCTGCTGTAACTCTTGTTGGTAATAATACAAATCCAGTGCTATTACTAGTAGATTCTTTAAGATCTAAAACGCACCTTGGAGACGTGGTTCCTATACCAACTCCTGCAGATTTTATATTATTGAATGTTGAAATACCGGTAGTTGTATTAACATTACCACTCAAATCTCCAGTTACATTACCGGTCACATTTCCGGTTAGTGATGCAGAAATGGATGGAATTGTTAGTGTCCCATCAATAGTTACGTTACTATTAAAATGTGCAGAACCAGTAAAGGTAGAAATGCCTTGAACGTGTAATTTATGTGCCGGATCTGTTTTTCCTATTCCTAAATTACCATCATGAGTCAGTGACATTAACTGATTACTTGATCCTTTATGCCAAACAAAGGCAGAATCTGTAGTGGATGGTAAGAAATAATTAAAATAACCACTATCTCTTTGTATAATGTTAAAGGAATCATTGGTACTAAAGACACCAAATCCAGTAACAGATCCATAATTTATTGATGCGCTACTATTTCCGGTTCCAACACTATTTCCAATGCTAATAGAAGCCGTGCCAGTATCAGAAATAACCTCTATTTTAGACTCACCAGATGCTTTTCTAATTTGTAAATCAACAGATGGTGATGATGTTTTAATACCGATAGAAGTAAATGATCCTGCGGAACCCACTATGGTTGCGGCAGTAATAATACCCGAAGTATTAGCACT